CAGAACCAGTATATACAGAACCAGTATATACAGAACCAGTATATACAGAACCAGTATATACAGAACCAGTATATACAGAACCAGTATATACAGAACCAGTATATACAGAACCACCTTATACAGAACCACCTTATACAGAACCAGTATATACAATTCCTACACCTACGGAAATAGAAACGGAAACTATTACTAATGTTATACCAACTGAGCCACCTACGGAAGTGCCAACTGAAACTATTACCAATGTTATACCAACGGAAACACCTACGGAAGAAATCAGTGAAATCATTATTACTACTGATAGACCTACAGGGACACCTAGGGAAACACTAACATTTAGTTTTACGGAGATGACTTTACCTCCAATAACTTTCCCTCCTGAAACAGAAGAAATCAGTGAAATCATTATTACTACTGATAGACCTACAGGAACACCTAGAGAAACATTAACATTTAGTTTCACGGAGATGACTTTACCTCCTATACCAAGTGAAACAGAGGAAGTCAGCGAAATCATTATTACTACTGATAGACCTACAGGAACACCTAGAGAAACATTAACATTTAGTTTCACGGAGATGACTTTACCTCCTATACCAAGTGAAACTGAAACTGAATCAATACCAGAGATTATTATTACAACAGATAGGCCTACACAAACACCTACTGAGTCATTAACATTTAGTTTTACACCAACGGTGACTGAAACTGAAACCGAGACTGAAACGGAATCAATACCAGAGATTATTATTACAACAGATAGGCCTACACAAACACCTACTGAGTCACTAACATTTAGTTTTACACCAACAGTTACTGAGACTGAAACCGAAACTGAGACTGAGACTGAAACGGAAACGGTGACTGAGACTGAAACGGTGACTGAGACTATTACAAACATACCACCAACGTTACCACCAATAACGCTTACGCCAACACCCACTATTACAAACATACCACCTACAATGCCACCAGTGTTTGGTAATGGATTGAATCCAGGCTGGATTAGCCCTACAGCGTTTTACAATACAAACGATCCTGCACAAAGTAAGTTCTTCTGGGGACAGCACGGTTATCAGCCTGGACCTAAGTTTAACGACACATTGTATAACCAAGCAGCCGCGCCCGAAACTCCTTGGGGCTTACAACAGATTGCTAAACCATTAACAGGTCAGCAGATACAAGATATGATTGCAGGCAAACAAATAACTACACCTACAGTTGCAAATGCTACACGAAAAGAAGCATACGCACAAGGACCTGTAGTACCTACATATGGTCAGGTACAACTAAATCCTGCGTATAAAGGAACAGCAGTAGCTCCAGGCGCAACTACAAGTGGTGGAACAACTGATGCACAGTTCAAACAGATTGCAGACAAGTTAGGACCTAACTGGGCGAGCGATATGCAAAAAGCCGCTACCAATGGTGATTGGGCAGAGTATAATAGGATTCAACAAGAAGTGAATACCATATTGTACCCCTCTCAACAGATATACTAAATACAATAATAAGGAAACATACAATGAGTTTCGGAAAATCAAGTTCATACACAACACCTCAACTGACACAAGAGCAGAAAGACGCTATCAGTGCTCAAACTGGCTTTATGACAGGGACTGTTATCCCTACATATCAAGAAGCTGTTAAAGGTGCTACAAACATATACAATCAAAATGCTGGTGGTGTATTAAATGCCGCACAGAATCTAGGTGGCACAGCAAATCAAGCACAACAAGCATTAGGTAGTACAGGTGAAAGTGCATTACGCACAGGTATTAGTGGATTAGAAAGCTTGTTTAGTCCTGATTATGAGAAGAATCAAATACAATCAGCATTAGCACCAGCACAAGCACAGTATCAACAAAACTTAGCTGGTCAACAAGCACAGTTTGGTGGAGCAGGCAACTTAGGTAGTGCTCGTCAAGCATTAGCAGGTCAACAACTTGCAGGACAGAATCAAGCACTACAATCAAAGACTGCGGCAGATATACAAGCACAGATTGCATCTCAAAGAATGGGCGCAGGATCTACCTTAGCACAGTTAGGTCAAGGTGGTATTGGTCAAGCATTAGGTGCAGCCGGACAACAAGTGTCTGCCGCTATGACACCACAACAGTTATATAATCAATACGCTAGCGTTATCTTTGGTACACCATCAACAAGCTACAACCCTGACTTTAGAGGCACTATTGGAACTCAGTCAGGCGGTACAAATGTTAGTGGCTCATTAAAAATACCAGGACTATAAAAATGGCATATCAATACGATGAAATGGGCAATGTTATTGGCCAATACGAAAGTGAAGAAGAAAAACGCTTACGTGAGGCTGCCAACCAGCCTGTAAAACAATCAATCACTTATAATCCTGACGGAACAAGTGAGATGACGATTAAAGGTACTCCAGAAGCATTAAGTCCTGTTAATCCTAATACTCCTACATTGAGTATGCCAAATCAACCGGCACCTCAGCAGGCACCAAGTCGTGAACAATACCGAACACAAACATTGCAGGCTGAACAGGCTAAAATACAACAACAACTACAATCTACACAAGACCCTGCAACAATAGACAGATTACGCCGTGACCAAATGGCACTTCAAAACGAGATGGCTAGAGGTCAAGGTCAGCGTGTTCCTAGTGTTCGTCAAACTATGGGTAATATGGCATCTAATATGATACCATCAGCACAAGCACAACCTGTACCACAACAAACACGTCCAGTTGCGCCACAATCAAATGTACCTACGCAAGTGGCACAGGTTCCGCAGCCTGCTCCTGCACCAGCATCAACATTTCAAGGTCAGACTAATGAGTTTGGTGGGATGGAATCAAAACCAAACCCACTTACTCAAATGCCATTAGACCCATTTCAAAGTTATATTAATCTTCAAGATAATGTGCCACAGCTTATTAAGTTTGGTTATGATGAAACTTTGCCTGAACCATTGCGTGTTAGAGCAAAACAACAGGCTGCAAGTTTAATATCACAAGAGCGTGGTATGGATGAAGCAAAGCAACAAATACCTACAATGAGCGAAAGCGACATTGCAAAAGTATTGCGTGAAAAGACAACTGGTGGTAGTTATTTGAAAGCCGCATTGTTTGGCATACTAGGTATGGAAAATAGTGCAATGGCAGAAGCCGCTAAGTTGGGTGTTGGTAAAGAAATAATGACGCAGATTGATGGTCAACCAGCAATAGTTAAGATAGCCAACAATGGAACACCTATTGAAGGCTATAATGCAGTAACAGGTAAAAAACTATCAGCAAGTGAGCTAGTAGCAGCCGCACAATATGCAAGTGTACAAAAAGGTGCACAAACACATACTGGTAAGATGCAAGATATGCGTACTGGAGAAGTATATTACGAAAGAACTACTCCACAAGGCATTGAATTAGTTGATAACAATGGCAAACGCTATACAGGCGCAAGTCAAAACTTACGACCATTCGGTATTGGTAGTGATATACAAACTAAGAACCAAATACAAGTTAATGAACTTACTAATAAACTAGCTTTTGCAGGTCCTACCGAACGTGCAAGAATAGTCGCTGAAAATGAAGCAAAGTATGGACCATTAGATCCTACAGTTAAACAGCAAGCATTAGGTAGTGTGACTGGTGCAGTACCTACACAACAAACACAAGCCCCAGCAGTGCAACAACAAGCACCGGCTCCATTACCTCCAGGCCCAGTCAATCCAGCACAAGTTCAGCAACCTGCATTAACTTTAGCTCAACGTGAAGCACAGCAAAAAGGTCGTGATGAAGTTATGAAGAAAGCAGGAGATGTTGTAGCAGATAGTGCTAAGATTGTAAGTGATATTACTAACATTGATCGTGCCGCAAATGATGCATTAACTAAGAAAAATAACTTTGGTACAATTATTAGTGGTATGATTCCTGGTGAGCAAACAGTTGGTGAGTTCTTTAAGACACAAGACCATATTAATACTATGAATGTGTTAGAACAAGTTAATAAACAGGCAGCCATTAATGCAAGAATGTTAGGTATTAATCCAACAGACAGAGATTTACAGTTTGTTGTATCAACTAAACCTGATATTACTTGGAGTCAAGAAGCTGTAGCAGACTGGTTAAAGAAATCAAATGAAGGCACTCGTAGAACATTAGATTTTGCAAGAAAACAAATGGAAACAGGCGGAACATATGTTCCTCCTACACCAGAACCAACATCACAAGTACCTCCAGCTGGTCAGTTTAAGATTATAAGTGTAGAACCAGGAAAGAAATAATGGCGATATACAAAGTTCAAGGGCCTAATGGCGAGATTATTACCATTGAAGGACCGGATGGTGCTGATCCTAATCTTGTTATAGCACAAGCACAATCTCTTTACAAGCCTAAAGAAGAAAAAAGTGCTATGGAAAAGTTTTCTGAACCATTTAAAGATGTTAGCGTCAGCGATTGGGCACAAAAATCATTACTAGCACCTATGTTACAAACAATGCAAAGTGTAACACCATTTGGTATGTTGCGTCCTGATATTGCCGCTACAAATTTAAGGCAAGGAAGTCAAAATCTTGTTGGTAAAGGCGGTCAACTGGCTGAAGGAGTTGCAAATATTGCTACTAATCCAGTACAATCTGCACAACAAGCATACAATGCTGTAACTACTAATCCTGCAGGTGTTGCAGGTGAAATGGCTAAAGGTGTATTGTATGATCCTGAGATGTTAATAGGTTCAGGATTAGGCAATCTCGCAGAAAAAGGTATTAGAGCAACACCTGGTGCTGTAAAAAGTGCTGCCAGCACAGTTGCAGGTACAGCAATGGCACCTTACAATGTTGGTAAAGGTGCATTACGTGGTGTTGCATATCCTGAAGGCACTGGAACTAATAGTGCTTTGCTTCCTATTCGCCCAACATATGTTCCTCATCCACAAGTTGATGAGTTTATGGCAGGAACAAGACCTGCTGTCAGTTTAAGCGAAGTTCCAACAAGCGACCTTATAAACAAAAATGCCGCAACGCAATGGGCGTATGGTATGGCACCTGCTAATCAGGCAGGGCAAAAACTAGTACCATCGCAAGGAAGATTCTGGGAAGGCGTCGGTGAAACAATAGGTAGTGGATATAGAACTAATCCATTACAAGGTATAGCAGATATTGCAGGTATTGCTACTGGCATCGGCCCTATTGGAGCTGCCATTAAATCAGTACCAACAGTTGCTAGTGGATTATTACAACGTGCAACACAGTTTGAACCATCATTTGGTCCAGCTAGAGCAGCCGCATTACAACGTGAAGGGCGCGCCGGATTGCAAGCAAGTATACCACAAACTCCATTATTGCCTGCACCATCAACTCCTGCACAGGTATCACAGCAAGCAGCCGCGGCAAGAATACAACCTGTAGCACCAACTAGTATGCCGCCTGCACAAGCACCTGCTCCACGACCTGCACCTGTAGCAACTCAGCCCACTACTGCACAACCATTAGCATCTAGACCATCAAATCTTATTAACAAAGAAATGAACGTATTAGACGATCAAATGACCGGTTTGCGTGATAATGCATTAAGTTCTGGATTAAAACCGGATAGTCCTGCAAGTGTTGATTATAGAAATCAAATGGATCAAATGGGTAGAAGAATGGAAATTCTAAAAAAAGAATATCAGGACGCTTTAAAACTGGAAAAGCAAACGCAGAAACGTAAGAAGTAAATACTAATATGAATACACTAACAGAACAACTAACACTAACATTCAACAATAACTTTGTTGCTTACTATCGCAGTCACGTAGCGCACGTAAACATTATGGGCAGAAACTTTCGCAGTGACCATAAGTTACTTGAAGGCATTTATACAAGACGCCAGGATCAGATTGATAGGCTAGCAGAACTACTACGCACACTAGATGATTATATGCCCTGTGAAATACAAGACGTATTAAATCAAAGTGAAATAGGTACAGGTATCTTTGAAGAAGATGCTGATGGATTTTTAACAGGAGTAAGAGATGATTTGGAACTACTTAAAGGAACATACGAAGAACTTATGGCTATCGCTGAAAAAGATGGTCATAAAGAAATAGCAAACTACGCTCAGGACCAAATATTAGATTTGGCAAAGAGTTTATGGATGCTAAATTCAACACTTAGTTAAGACACCACAAACGCTATCAAGAACCAGATGATTTTGTGTCTTTCTAGTCTGGGCATCAACGAATAGGCAGGCGAGTTTGTTAAGCGTTTAACTTTTTGTAAGCATAGGATCCACGAACATCATAACCGTGACGTTCGTGTAGTTTTAGAAACGATGATTGGTCTTTACGCATTGTGGTAGAACAGATAATAGGAACATTTGCCAAAGTAGCAAAGGCCTCCCACAAGTTTAACATATCAATGACTAACTTTACTCTTTCTCTGGAAGATAACGTTAATGATAGATGTGCCATTTTAATGATAATCATTTCATTATCGGACCAAGGTGCTCGTTCACCTGATTTGGCCCAAGTGTAAGCAACTATGTTGTTTTCACTGTCTGTTGCAACTGATAATAGTTCAGTTGTAGGACAATAGAACTGATTGACGACAGCAAAGGTAATGTTGCGACTATACGCAATGGGGTCTGGGGTAAAGATAGTGTCTATCTCTGTTTGAAAATGGTCTTGTGCCATTTTAACAATGTGTGGCACATCTAATCCGTTAGCAGGTCTCCAAGTATAAGTCATTGCATTAGCTTTCAATACACTATTTACTATAGAAAAAATAAGGACGATAAATACTTTATGGAAAAGACAATTACAACAGAAAAGAAGAAGGGCAAGGGCGGCGCCCGTCCTGGCGCCGGGCGTAAGAAAGATGGTCGCAATCAACTAAGTGTTGGTGGTCTATTAGAAATGCTTGAAATCAAAGCAGGTGGAAAGCCCTACGAGGAACTACTTGTTAATGATTTTTTATTAGCAAGACAGAATAATGATAGCGCATTAATCATTAAATATCATAACCTGATATTAAACAAAGTAATGACTAATATGGCTAAGATTGAAGTAACAGATAGCAGTGATACTATTGAGGCTAAGAAAGTTGCATTTGCAGAAGCATTAGCCAAACTTACTGGTTTAAGTAAAGAATAAATAACATTATGCCGTTAATCAAATCAACTAGTAAACAAGCATTCAAGAAGAATATCGGTAAAGAGATTGCTGCCGGGAAACCCCCTAAGCAAGCAGTAGCTATCGCCTATGCTACTAAAAGACAGGCAGCAAAAAAAACAAAAGGAAACTCTAAATGAAATTTGAAAAAGTAAACCCAGCAACTGGTGCCGCAAGCCCCGGTTACAGTCGTAACAACTCAGGTAGTGTATTAGTTAATCATCATTCTGGAACTATGAATGATGGTAAACTAATCAACAAAGGTCGTGGTCCTACTGTTGGTAATCACAGTGATGACGATAGCACATATCCTGATGCGGCTCGTATGCCTAAGTCAGGCTTAGGTAAAGAAATGTTTATGGGCGGTGCTAATCCACAAGTTCGCACTCCAGGTGGCACACGTGCTTGGGATCCAAAGGCTGGTCAAAACTATAAGGGCAACGCCGATAGTATCAATATGGGTCGTGGTCCAACTAAAGGGAATCAACGATAATGGCTATTCAATCATATCAAGTTACAGGACTAACTCACAAAGTAACTGCCACTTCAAGTAGCAGTTCAATTAACGTTACTCCTACAGAAGCAGGCACAAGTTTTAGTGGCGCAGGTGGTCCTTACTTCTTAAAGATTACTAATGGTAGTGCTACTGAAAACATTTACTTTGCTACTGGCACAGCAAATTTAACAGCAACTATACCAACAGGTGATGGCGCTAATGCAGGCAGTTGTGTAATACCAGCATATGCTGAAGTTATTGTACAAGTTGCCGCACAATCAAATACACCAGTAACAATCTATGTTGCATCAATTGCGGCAAATTCAAGCCCAGTGTACATTACACCAGTGGCAATATTAAATTAATAAAGGAAAAATATTATGACAGTCATTAGAACGGATCTAATCCCAAATTTATACGCTAACCCAATCGTTAGCATTAGCAAAGCCGACCCAGCAGTAGTTACAGTTCCTGTAGTTGCCGCAATCGTTAGCACAACAGGCACTATTGGTACAGTAAGTGGTTCAGGTACTTCAGGTACTCCTTGGACTGCTACAATCACATTGATGAGTGCTGTAACAGGATTAAAATCAGGTAGCATCATTACTAGTACTGCAGGCGTAGGCACATTTGCCGCAGGTGGTGTGGTAAGTGTTAAAGAAGTTACTGGTAATAAGAGTATTACAATCAATAAAATTGGTGGCACTATTCCTACAGCAGGAACAGTTACTAACATTTCATTGCCAGCAACTAGCACATTACCTACTTTCTTAGTTGATGGTGAGCCTATATTGTTTACTAATCCAGGCAACAAATTAACATTTGTAAGTTCTACTGGAACATTCCAAGCAGGTGAAAACATCAGTCAAGCTACAAGTTTAGCTACAGGTATTGTTACAAATGTATTCCCAACAAGTATTGAATATCTAGCAACTGCTAATGTGTTTAATACTGCAAACGTAGTTACTGGTGGTTCTAGTGGTGCTACTACAACTCCAACAGCAGTAACAGGTATGAACCAATTACTAACAGCAGGCGAGAACGGTACTAATCAGTATTACTACAAAAACGTAACTCCAACAACTTTTGAATTGTATACAGATGATGCATTAACAGTTGGTGCTAATACTACTACATTCACTACATATACAGCGAATGCTGGACAATATACAGTTACCGATGTAGTAGAAATTACAACTCCTTAAGGAAACAAAATGTTATCAACAAAAAACTTACAAGCCAAACCAATCAATCAAAAGCGTGGTCCTACAACAGGTAATGCTGGTACACCAACTAAGCGTAATGATTTTATGGATGCTAAATCTACTAGTTCAGGCGAAAAAGCAACACTAGCTAAAATGGTTACAGACGCACTTGAAATGCGTGGTCGTGGTCAAGCAGGAACGGTTAATCCAGCATTAGAAAGTGTTAGTAGTAACACTAATACAGGTCCTAAAAAGAACTCTACAGCAGATGGTGCTAAACTACCAAGCAAATACAAGTCACCAAAATGATGACTAAAACTGTTAAGCCAAAAGCTACTAAAAAATCTGCAACTAAAACTGTTGCACCTAGTAAGTTCAAAAAGCCTAATCGCCCAAATCCTGGTAGGTCAGGCCCAGCAGGACAAAAAGGTGCATTAGGCGCAACTAGCGGCTACTGAGTATAAATAGAAAGAGACATTCGTGTCTCTTTTATTGTTTTGATATGAAAGGAAAATATATGAATAGAAAAACAACACCAACCGACAACACTTGGGACATTGCTCCCACTCCTCAAGATCCTATTGACATAGTAGAAGAAGTCAAGCAGGAAAAACTAAAGTCAAAAAAACAAATAGTAGAAGATAAGTCAATATTAACTCATCCAGAGTTTGATATTGATGGATTAATGACAGACTTCCCTACGGCTACTGAGCTTGAACGTTTTGTGTATGACCAAAGAGGTATAGTATTAAATCTAAAAGGTCGTGCTAACAAACTAAAATATCAAGTAGCAATGGATGTATTAAATGGAGTTGAAGTAGATAATAAGTTTACTGGTAGTGACAATCCATATATTGATAGAACTGAACTAGTTCCTATTGACGCACTTAAGGTTGTGCCAGAACGTGATAGAACATTGCCACCATCTACTGAAGTTCAAAATACATTTTATGTTCCTACATTCCCTCATCCAGATGAAGAAGCACGTGCTAAGGATATGAAATGCCATATGGTATTCCGTAAATACAAAAATGGTATGATTAGCTATGAGATATTAGGTCCATTACAAGAACGACCAGTTGGTGAAAAGATTGACAAGTTTGGTCGCACTCGCCCTGAAGTTATTAAATGGTTTGATCCTCGTAGTGGTGAACAAGTAGTTCAGCGTGAAGATGGTACACTAACACCTACTGGTAAAAAGCTACGTGGCACTATGCAAACATATCGTGTTAATAAAAGTAATCAATGGGAAGTATGGGTAGACCGTGAGTTCATTACATTGAATGATGCAGTGAAAAACAACCCCTGGGATTTAACCAAATGAACGATGTAAGAGACAGTGTTATTCGTCAAGCACAACAACAAGCAAAAACAAGCGACACATTGATTATGCAAAAGATTAATGCTAGTCATCGTGTTGCCTTTGCTGAGAAGTTTCCTGGCCAATGTGAACACATACTACGATTATTAACAGAACGATTACAAGCTGGTCTTGATAAGCGTGATGGTGTACTTATTGAAGATGTAAGCACTTGGAAACTATCACCAACAGAACTTAAAGATTTAAGCCAAGCATTAGAAGCAGTATACTTTGTTCGCAAAGATTTGAAAGCAGATTAATGTTAGGTGAAGATGTTCTAATGGCGAGAGCATTGCGCTATAGTGTGGATCTAAACAATCTAACTATTGACAGTCTCAAAACAATACCAGGTCCATTAAAAAGTAAACTAATGGACTTGAGTATTGAGATTGCAGATGATATGAGATATCATCAACTTAAATATTTCAGACCGTTCAAACATCAAACTGAATTCTTTAAAACAGGAGCCAGTGAGCGTAGAGGTATACTTGCCGCTAATCGTATTGGTAAAACAGTTAGTACTTGTTTTGAGACAGCATATCACTTAACAGGATTATATCCTGATTGGTGGGAAGGTCATCGCTTTACTGGTCCTATCACAGCAATGGTTGCTGGTGAGGGTTGGAGTCAGGTAGCGTTAGTATTACAAAATGAATTGTTAGGAACACAGGATGTTAAAATCACTGAAAATCTTGGATCTGGTGCTATACCACGTGAGTGTATTGTTACTAGTACTATGCGTAATGACGGGGCAAATTGCATTGGAGTGGAAATTAGGCATAAGTCTGGTGGTAATAGTTATTTGCTATTTGCCAATTATACGCAAGAGGTCAGACAACTACAGGGATTCAAACTTAATCTCGCAGTATTTGATGAACAACCACCAGATGACTTCTTCAGTGAAATCGTTACACGAACCGCAACAACGCAGGGCAAAGTTTTATGTTCATTCACGCCATTAAAAGGATTGAATGGATTAGTAAGTAAGTTCTGGAACAAAGAAGAAGGCTACGAATATATTCGTGTTAGTTGGGACGATTGTCCTGAGTATGATCCCTGGGGACTACCATTCTTATTAAACGCAACTCGTAGACAACTTGAGCGTGATTATTTACCACACGAACGAGAGGCTCGTATTGCTGGTAAGCCTGTTATGGGTAAAGGTGCTGTGTTTCAACTTAGTAACTGGCCTACATATAAAACAGGTGAGATTGACTTTACACGAATGCCTAACATACATAGAGTTATATCACTTGACTTAGGCTTAGTAAACGACAAGACAGTTATTAGTTTAATATATTGGGAACCTTATGAGCGTATGGCTTATTTACATAGACAAATCATTGTGCAGGGTATTGAAGAAGCAGTCCCCACTCAGTATATCAATCATCTCCTTCGTCCTGAAGTGTTTGGTACTCCTATTGTTTTACCTGCTGATGCAAACACTAGTGGCAGATACACGATGAGTTCAAATAGCATTAGAGAACTGTTTGAGAGTTATGAACTGAATGTATATGAGAAAGCAATAATGAATCCTCCTGATAACGAAGGCCGCACAACTAATCACAAGAGTTATGGTATCAATCAGATGCGTCAAATGTTAGAAGTAGGAAGTTTAATGGTTAATGAAAACTGTACTAACTTTCTAAGTGAAGCACAAAACTATTTCGTTGATGAGCGTGGTAGATTCAGTGATCCAGATGACTGTATTGATAGTTGTCGTTATGGAATACTTGCTTGTTTGCAAGGAATAGCAGAACCCTGGGATAATCGTAGTCCCCAACAAAGAATGTTAGCACAGCGTGATCGTTATGTTAAATATGATGATAGCAATAAACCTGCTTGGAAGAAAGCATACTCAGCAAATTGAATAGAATAGAATAAGGAATAAAATGAAGATTTTTATTAATATAGCAAGTTATAGAGACCCATTATTGGCAAACACAGTTAAAGACGCATACGACAATGCACATTACAAAGACAGTTTAGTATTTGGTATTGTGGATCAAAGTTATGGTATGGAAACATTTGATCCAGGATATTTTGATTTTAAAAAACAAATAAAATATGTTCGTATTGATCCACATCATTCTCGTGGTGCGTGTTGGGCAAGGCATCTTGTTCAAACATTGTATGATGAAGAAGATTACTATTTTCAAATAGATAGTCACACAATCTTTGATAAGGACTGGGACAAAATATTACTTGAACAACATAGACATTTAGAGCAATATCATAAATGGCCTATTATCAGTACATATCCCTATCCATTTGATATCATAGATAATGATTTAACCAACTTGAAAAAGGGACCACGCCATAAAGAATGTATGTTGTTGATAGTCAATCAGGAACATACATTTAAGAACAAACAAGAACAACACGCAAGTGCTAAGGGAACTTACGGTAAAAAACAAGAACCCTGTCACGGTTTTTTAGTAGCAGGCGGTTGTTTGTTTGGTCACGGACATTTAGTAGAGCGAGTGCCCTATGATCCGCATTTGTATTTTTCAGGTGAAGAATGTAGTTATGCATTGAGATTATGGACACACGGATACAATATTTTTCATACTTGCGACTTACCTGTCTACCATCAATATGTTGGCAAATATAGAACTAAACATTGGGCAGATAAAATGATTGAGCCACATATGCAAACTAAATGGCACGAATATAGCAATAATGGCAAGAATCGTGCTAATCGTGTTACAACAGGCAAAGAGTTAGGTATTTATGGACTTGGTAATGAAAGAACATTACAGCAATATATTGATTTTTCTGGATTAGATTACATCAATCAAGTGTATACTGATAAGAAAGTTCCAGAGTTAAACTACAAGGATTCAATATGAAATATACACGAGGTCCAATAACTACAGAACTAATAATGAATAAACCAACTGTAGCAGTCATTAAGTCTTGGTATAATGATATGAAGTTAATCATTGAGCGCAGTGGATATGAAGCACATATAGTTGGTCGTAGTTTAACTAACATCAGCCAAACACTTGATGTTGATATTGTATATCTAGGTGAATATAAACCAGAAGCAATAGAACATTTACTAATACAAAGTTTAGTCACTGGATTTAGACATAAAATATTAGTAGATGCTCATTGGCAAAATAAAATTGAAACAGCAGAATACGCCAATAATAAAATAAAAATATTAGATACACAGTTAGTGTTCTTAAACTATTTTGAACACGATTATGGTAATGGTTACAAAATCATCAATGATTACAGATTAAATCCTGCGTTTAAGGTAGTAAATGAAAATTTAGTGTTCAGCACATTTGATCGTATTACACAAACACTTAAACCGCATTTAATAGAACAGATAGTAAAAAATGGTAAATTCGCACATTTACTATTAAAAGAATATTGCAAGGAATAGAAATGAGTAAGTATAGCATTATATGCGCTGATCCCCCCTGGGATTACGGTGGGCAGACACAACACGCTGGCAGTAAAAATAGTGATACAGGTGGAGCAATAGGGCATTATCCAACAATGAAAACTGTTGATATGATAACTGAGTTTAGACCACTGATTGATAGTTGGTGTGAAAAAGATTGTTTGTTGTTTATGTGGACAACTTGGCCTCATTTAGACCAAGCAATCAGTTTAGGTACGGGGTGGGGATTCAAATACGTTCATACACCATTTGTTTGGAATAAGATGAAAGTTAATCCAGGCTTTTATACGATGACGCAGACAGAACCAGTTCTTTGCTTCAAACGAGGTAAGATACCACAGCCCCGTGGCTCTCGTAATGAAAGACAACTAATAGAAGAAATGCGAACTCAACATAGTGCTAAACCACAAGAATGTTACACTCGCATAGAGCGAATGTTCCCTACACAAAGGAAGATGGAAATGTTCGCAAGAATACAACGACCCGGATGGGATTGTTTTGGAAATGAGGTATAATATGCAAAGTAGATTTTTAGTAACAGTAAATGATAACCCGCCTGTGATTATGTGTGAAAAACACGCACAGACATTTGAGAAAATGATGATGGTTGCAGATATTCCCTGTACGATTTATGAGTTAGATGATGATGAAGAACAGAAGAAATGCTACGCTTGTAACTTAGTGGGCGACATTATGGACAATAGACCCCGTATAATATTACCAAACTAAGTGTTTTACAAAAGACTAAATAGTAGATACTAAAGGTAAACCCCCATTATGTTAGATATTAAGAATATCCCAGTAGAAAACATCAATCAAAATAGAACTATGAACGCAAGGTTCGTTCGTATGAAAAACCAGATGGATGTCAAAATGGCAAGTTATCTGCGCTATTTAGGCACCAAAAACGCAGTCAATCGTGCCAGTGATTATCACTATCTATGTCTAGCTGTTACTGACTCAACAGCCCCAGTGAATGGCATTGACTACATTCACCCCTCAGTAAAACCAGTTGTAGACTATGCAACAGCAGTTGTTGCTAAGGGCTTAATGCCCAACGGAGAAATCAACTTTGAGTTTGTAGCAGATACAGAAGATGATGAGATAGCGGCAAGACAAGCAACTGATATGGTCAGCAAAGTTATCAACCAAATGAATGATCCACACTTCATCTTAGAACGTTGGATTATGGATGCTATGATGCACAAGAATGGTATGATGATGATTAAGCCCATTCGTGAGCCTATCACTCGTTATGTAGAAACACAAGGTACATTGGATCAGTTAAGAGCATTTGAGCAACAAGCTGGTGAAAGTGGATTAACAGCATTGCGTCAAACTAAACGCAGAGTCAATGTTGATTTACAAAAAGCATTAGCAGAAATACAACAAAACTTAGGTGAAGAGAAAGCAAATCTTGGTCAAGCAAAACTTGACGAGTTTGTAGCAACACTACAAGGTGAAAGCGAGTTAGATGAGCAAATGGATCCAGCAGATATGATGTTGGATGCAGAACAGTCAGTATTAGATGAAGCTATTAAACGCAATACAATCTATTCAGCAAAGTATAAACTAACTGGTTACAGTATCAACATTAGATTTCATCCTATTGCACAACACTATTGGATCTGTGATCCTACTGTGCCTGAGATGAAGGATCAACCATTCTGCGGTTATTACGATCCAATGAGTATACAAGAAGCAATGGAACTATATCCAGGCATCAACTTAGAAGAATTTAGAACTCACGCCGAATACAATATGAATGGTGCATATCAAGCAGGTTCAGTATTAAACAACTTAGCTATTCACGCACGTGATTCAGTCCCAGTTATGGGTATTCCTGTTTCTAGTGCGGCAAGTGCCGACCCAGATAGTCGTCAAATATCAGTTGTTACTGTTTGGAACAGATATGATATTGATGGTGATGGTGAGTTAGAACTAGTTGAGTTGATTTATTCTGGTAGTTATATTATCAGTGCGAGGGAAGTTGAGTTTATACCAGTCGCCAATATGTGTCCTAAACCACTGCCAGGCAACTTCTATGGTATGAGTGTCGCTGAATCAGTGATACCTATGCAAGAATACAACACTTCAGCCGCACGTGCCGAGATACAACTAGGACTATTAACAGCAACTCCTCGTATTGGTGTTAAGCCAGACAGATTAGATTTTGAGATGTTACAAGATGGTGAAAGTGCTATCTTTATCTTAGACAGCAAGTTTGATCCATCAAAAGACATTTATCAACTACCTCCTCCAAGCGGAAACTTACAGTTCTTGGAAGTTGCTATGAATCGCATACAACAAGATACAATGGCTATGGTTGGTATGACTACACCTACTGATGTATTCAATCCAGAAGTTATGGCTGCAGGTAATAGTGGTATTAAGTTACAACTAGCATTAACTCCTAACCAAATCATACAAGACAATACTATTCGTAATAGTGCTGAAGGTCTTAAAGAAGCATTATGGTTAGTATGGAGAACGTTAGTTCAATATGGTGATGATTATGGTGTTCGTAAGCTAGCACAACAGTTTAATCCAACTAAGCAAGCAGAGTTCTTAGATTATGTGTCTTGGGACGATATGAACTTCTGTGATAGAAAACAGATACGTATGGAACTTAGTATTGGTATGATGAGTGAAGAAAATGCATTAGGCAGATTACAAATCATTCAAAAATGTCAGGCTGATTTATATCAAACTACTACTGGTATGGTTCAAGCAGGAACATTGACTAAAGAAGTATATCAAAAAGTTAAGAAGCCATTTGCAGATACATTGTATGTGCTTGGTGTAAAAGATTGTGATACATATCTACCTAGTGATGAAGAAATACAACAGATGATTAGTCAGGGTGCTGAGGCAATGAAGAATAAAGAACCAAGTGCTGAAGATAAGAAGCGATTGGCAAGTGCTAACTTAGATAGCGTTAAGGCTGCTCAAATACAAGCAGAAATGACAGGTCAAGATGCAGAGTCGCAACTTGATTATATGGCATTAGCACAAGGAAAGCCCAAAGTTTACTCGTAAAATACAAAGGTATAAATAGAATATACTGGAATAGAATATGATTAATGAAGATACGATTGAATTTTACAATAACAGATTAACTGTTGATTTAAGTAATATAAAGAAACTTACTCCTGCACAACAGGATAGGGTCAGACATTATGGAAGTCAAGCAGAAGCATTGCTAAAGAGTAAAGACTTAGCAATGTTTGTTCACCATTTTAAGTTTGAACTTGCAGACTCGTTAGCGAATCTAAGAGGTCATACTGTAGATGATGATAAACAGCGAGTAGCATTATGTAATGAACTTGCTGGAATAGACAGTTTTATTACTTCTCTGAAAAGAGCAGTGTACTTGAAAAGCAAACTCGGTAACACAGTTGTGCCCGATGAATTAAACTAAGGAAAATAAATGGAAACAACGACAAGTCCTAACACCGATAGTGGTGCGGCCGCAAGTCAAAGTGCAGTAAGTGATGATTCAATAGCTCAAAAGATGGCCGCAATGTTAGATGTGCGTAACCAAACAAGAGCTACAACACAACCTGCAACAGGTCAAGGAGAATCGGCAGATACTTCAAGCCCTGTGGCACCCAGCGATAATGCTGAAGCCGAAGTTGGTGATACCAATGATGATAGTAATGTTAGCGACAATCAGGAAGCAGATAGCCCTCAAGAGGTAACTACTGATAGTAATGATAGTTCAGCAGATGAACTGATTGATTTTATTGAATTCGCAGATACAAACCCGAACGCTAAGTTCAAGTTTATGCGAAACGGAAAAGAAGTCATAGTAGATGCTAAAAAAGCCGCGGCAATATTAGGTCAAGGATCAGCAATACACGAAGAAGCGAGAGAATTGAAAATCCAGAAGGCTGAGTTTGATGAGTACCTAAAGGGAAAACAACAAGAGCAAGAGGGTTTGACTTTAGCAATGGAATTTACCGTTGAGCCGAAGTTGCAAGGTGCGTATGATGAGATTGTAAAAACACAAAACTATCAAACGACATTTCAGCAACAGTTGGCACAGACTAGGGATCCTGCACAAATAGCAAGGATTCAGGCAGCGATGCAACAGAATGAACAGTATATCAGGCAACAGCAGGCTGTAATAGGTCAGATGAAGCCACAGATAGACCAGTTCAGACAAGTGCGTAGTCAGCAAGTCGCAGAACGATTGGATCAGGCTCGTAGATCATTTACAGACAAAGAGTTGAAAAACGAATATGTTTATAATGAGTTAAGAGAAAAAGTTTCTAAGTTATGGCCTCAAGCCAAACAAGAAATGATTCCTGGTATTCCTAACATTGACCTCATCAGCAGTGATGAGAACTTACTTTCATTAGTACGTGATGGATTACGCTATAGAGACAAACCAACTACTAAGTCAGCTGGATCAAGTATGGCAGTGCTAACGCAACGCCGTGGATCATCTACTCAAAAAAGTAATGGTGATGAACTCAGCAAACTACGTGAACAAGCCAAGGGCGGTGATAAAAAAGCCGCAGACAATCTCTTAACACAACGAATGCAACAAATTCGTGGTGCTAGAGGTGGTAGATAAAATATAGCCTATATATACATTCAAGGAGAATAAAATGGCAGAAATTACAACCAGTCAAATTGGTAACGGTACTACAGCATACGGCTCAGACATCGTTGTCAAAGACTTAGATTTAGACGTTTCAAATCGTGTTAAAGATGATACACCTGTACTTAATATGTGTATGAGTAAAAAGCGCAAAGTCAACTCAACATTGCCACTATGGACTGACGACATTTATCGTGCTCCAGCAGTGCAAGCTCAAGTTGAAGGCGCTACAGTCAACACTAGTCAAGCTGAATCAAATCAGCGTTTCAACTTAGGTAACTACACACAGATTTTCAGTACAGTTATTGCCGCTTCAGGCACTGCACGTGCTGTTATGCAATCTGGTGGCGACCCACAAGCATATCAAGAAGTCAAGCAGTTGATTGAGTTGATGTTTGACGTTGAGTTACAACTAGTTCGTCAAGACCAAATCGGTACAAAATATGCAGGTCAATCTGGCTCAGCAAGTGGTTTACCATCAGGTCAAACAGGCCGTCGTATGGGTTCATTAAATGCATTTGCAGGTACAATGAGTTTCAATACAACATCAGGTACAACTACTGGTCTAAACACTAGTACTAACAATGAGTCAAGCGACAGTGCTACTACTGCTACTGACACATTCAACATTGCGGCTCAAGGTAGCCAGTATTACACAGGTACATTTACTAACCAGTATTTCTCACCTGCACTATACAAGCAATTGGTAACTGTTGCAGAACAGCGTTACAATGCTAAGATTCGTACTGTTGTTGCTCCAACAAGTTTACGTACTAGTTTAAGCGATAATATGCCACAAAGTCGTGGTATCAATCGTGTTGACTCAGCACGTGGTGACACAATCAGCACATACGAAGGCGACTTCAACTACACATACGAAATCTATGATTCTTGGATTATGGATCAAGTATCTCCAAACAGCATTTACTTCTTGAATGAAGATGTTGTTCAGTGGGGTAGTTTACGTGACCTAGGTCCTAACAATGAAGTATTCAGTAATGCTGATGCTAGTTTGGATCAGTTCATTATGGAAGGTACATTGATTGTACGTAACCCAGCAGGCGTTGGTGTTCTAAACAACATCACTGCAGGTACTACAGCACAATCAAGCTTACCAGGTGCACGCCCAGCGGCTCTAGTAAGTCGTGTAAACCAAGGTGCAGGCGACGTTACACCTTAATCACTGATTATAGTGTAAAACAAGAAAAAGGCTCTTCGGAGCCTTTTTCTATTCATAAAACACTTTTCTACATACACTAAATACATACTATGAATAACACTCCTGAATACTTAGACGACACAGATCCTGAAAAGAACTATAACTATTATCGCCAAGACCACGGTGGAATGGTTACAAACAACAATGGCGTAGCAGATAAGTTATTACAAAATAATGAACTGTATAATGCTATGAAGGGCAATTGGACCAGAACAGAAGCAAGTAAAAGCAAAAACATCATTACAACTACAGGTCGTGAAGATGGTAAGTTTTACATTAAGCGTGAACAACTAAACATTAAACGCATATTACAAGATGTAAAAGATTATCGTCAGGCTGCAGAAATGGGTATGCCTGATCCAATGGCGCCATTAATGCCAGATGGAACATTAGGTTGGAAATGGATGGAACTACCAACAGTAATATCTATTCGTATTAGTGACCAATATTTTGGTGGAATGCCTTGGCAAGCTATTAAAAACGACAGAACATTGAAGGCTCAGTTTTATCGTGTAGTAGAGACAGAATACCCACAATACGTATGCTATCCGGGTGGGAAACTACCCATACCAATAGAAGTATCATATCCTACAAAAGTAGGACAACAAAAATTCTTTAGAGGACATTAAAATATGTTTGTAATTCCAACAGCAGATGCATTAGTAACATTCATCAAAGATTTCACAGGATCAACCAATGACGAAGAAATCAAAAAATGTATATATATGGCAGAACTCTCAATGCGTAACATTGAGTTACCAGCATTACGCAGTGATCCATATGCGACAGAAAACATTGGTGTAGCGGACGCAATGGGACGTATCCCGATTCCTGGTGATATGAACAAACCTATTCTTTTCTTTAAGCAAGGTACCCAATATACTACACAAGCAACCTGTACAGGTACATCAGGCGTTAACACTATTACATTACAAAGTGCTCCTTCACAAAGTTTACAACCTGGTATGTTTGTTACTGGCACAGGCATTGCACCTGGATGTGTGTTAAACGCTGTGGGTGGTGGCACTATTGGAAGTGTTCTTACATTAAGTTTGAATAACACAAGTACAGTTAATGGTCAAATTACGTTTACTACAATTGCTAATCAAAGTAGTCAAACAGGTCCTTGGATTGTTTATGATCGTATTGGTGATCGTGACATTATTACACAAGGAATGATTGCACAACTATATCTACAGCCTGTAAACGTTCCAGCAGTTATTCGTGGTAAGTTTAGTGAAGTTTATGACAAATATCAGTTTTTACCATATGTCGCTGAGGGCAACTTGATTAATCTTTATTACTACAAAGCTTGGCCACTACTATTCGCACCGATTGAAGATACTGTTATTAGTGCTACAGGCACGGTTGGGAATATAACTGGTACAGGTCCTTGGACAGCAGAAATCACTGATATGATTACAACAGATGGATTAAAAGTAGGTGATAAAATAACTGCTATTGGTACTGTAGGTAGTTTAGGCACAGGTGGTGTTTATACAGTTGCTAGTATTACAGGTTTAACTGAAATCACATTTACTGCTACTGGCGGATCTGCACCATTAAACGGAGCTGTTATTGATATTACATTGATTGACCAAACAGTTCAAACTAACGCAGTATTAGCAACTTGGAGTGAAGGATATGTTTATTCAACATTGCGTGAATACTACATCAAACGCCACAATGCAGAAGATGCCGCAGTATATGCTCAAAAATATGACAATGCTTGGAACATTGTAGAAGACCAAAACAATCTTGGCAAGTGGAGTGGTGGACACACACGACTAACATCAGTATGGCAACCAAGACAATATCGTCAATATAACATAAAGTAAAAATATGGCTAATAATGTATCATCAAACAATCTAACATCATTATATGGGGGAACTGGTTTTAGTGTATTACCTACGACCGTAACTCCAGTTAGTGAAGGTAGTGTATCAAGCAAAAACTTAACTACATTATACAGTGGAGCTGTTCCTACTGGCACAACTCCTAGTGGTAATGGTGGAGGAAATAGCAATACTGCTAACTACGCAAACTTTGCCGGAACTGCTTTTGGCTTGCTTAGTCCAGTTACCAATGTACATATTTCAGGTGGTACTAATGGCTATGTATTACAAACAGATGGTACAGGTAATCTAAACTGGACAGCACAAAGTGGTGGCGGTGGTAATGGAAGTCCCGGTGGTGCTAACACACAAATCCAATATAATGACAATGGATTGTTTGGTGGTAATGTTGGATTTACATTCAATGAAGTAACTGGTAATGTTGCGATACCAGGCAATCTAAGTGTAAATGGAAACATATATGGTAATGTAACAAGTGCTCTTTTTGCTAACTACGCAAACTACACTAACATAGCAAATACCGCTAATAGCGTAAATGTAGCAAATGTTGTTGGTATAGGTAACATTGCTGTATTGAACTTAGATGGCAACGCAAGCAACATATTATATGGTAATGGGGTATTTGCTACTGTACCAAATACAGCAGTAGCAAACTTTGCGAACTACGCAGGTAATGTGACCGTAAGTGCTCAACCAAATATTACAAGTGTCGGTACACTATCTAACTTATCTGTATCTGGTAATATCACCTCAGGTAATGCTAACTTGGGCAATTTAGCACTTGCTAACTATTTTAGTGGTAATGGTAGTTTATTGACTGGTGTCATTTCAACAGGCGGCAATAGTAACTTTGCTAACTTCGCCGGTAATGTAACTAACTCAGCACAACCAAATATTACAAGCGTTGGGACATTAACTTCATTAAGTGTTACTGGTACAGTCACAAGTGGTAATGTAAATACACCTACAGTATACAGTCAAGGTATGCAAATGCAAGGCTATGACTATGTACAAATGCAATATAGCAATGGTGTTGCTCTTCCTGTAAGTCCATATGACATAGGTGTAGGAAGCTGGTTCTATTTAGATCCGGCTGGTGGAGTATTTCAAAGCAATACAACAGGCACACTTCAAACAGTTACTTTAGATAACAATGGTAATGTATCAGCATCAGGTAATATTTCAGCCAACTATTACATTGGTAATGGTAGTTTATTAACTGGTATTGTTGCAACTACTGGTAACGCTAACTATGCAAACTTTGCCGGCCAAGTAGTTGATGCTACACAATCAAACATTACCGCAGTTGGTACATTAGTAAATCTAAGTGTATCTGGTAACATTACATCAGGTAATGCTAATCTTGGTAATCTTGCTATTGCTAACTATTTTAGTGGTAATGGTAGTTTATTGACTGGCATTATTGCAACAAGTGGTAATGCAAACTATGCTAACTATGCAGGTAACGTAACGATTGGCGGTCAACCAAATATTACAAGTGTTGGTAATCTAGTTGATTTGCGTGTTGAAAACAACTCAATACATTTAGGAACAAACGCGGCTGCAACAACAGCGGCCGCAAATAGCATTAACATTGGTTATCAGGCAGGTGCTACAGGTAATAGCAGTGCTACAAGAACAGTCGCTATTGGTTTTAACGCAGCCAACTTAAGTCAAGGTGATAGTGCTATTGCTATTGGTCGTGCTTCTGGACAAAATACTCAAGGAGCAAATAGTGTTGCTATTGGTTTTAGTGCGGCCGGTAATCAGCAAGGTGTCAATTCAGTAGCAATTGGTATTGCGGCAGGTAATACTGTTCAGTTGGCAAGTAGTGTTGCTGTTGGCGCATACGCTGGCAGATTAAATCAAGGATCTAATAGTATAGCGATTGGTGCAAATGCAGGTTATACAAGTCAAGCAAATAACAGTATTATATTGAATGCGACTGGTGTTAACTTAGATTTTACAACAGCAAATAGTTTTGTCGTAAAACCAGTACGTAACGTTATTACTGGTAATGTAATGTTTTATGATAATAGTACTGGTGAGATTACATATGATGTTTTAGGTAATGCTAGTGTAGGTAATGCTAACTTTGCTAACTATGCAGGTAATGTAACTAATTCGGCACAACCAAATATCACTAGTGTTGGTACATTAATCAGTTTAGATGTTACAGGCAACATTAGTAGTGGTAACGCTAACTTAGGTAACGCTACTACATCAAACTACTTTATTGGATCTGGTAGCAATCTATCTAACATACAAGGTAGTAATGTAACTGGTAATGTTACAAGTGCTATTACAGCTAACTTTGCTAACTACGCAGGTAATGTTACAAATGCGGCTCAACCAAACATTACTTCAGTTGGCACATTATCTAACTTATCTGTATCAGGTAATATTACATCAGGTAACGCTAATCTTGGTAATTTTGTTGTTGCTAACTTCTTTAGTGGAGACGGGTCATTACTATCAAACATCAACGGTGCTAATGTAAGTAATGTGGCAAATGCGAACTTTGCGGCGTATGCGGGTAATGTAACTGTAGGTAATCAGCCTAACATTACAGCAGTTGGTAACTTAGTCAATCTAAATGTAAGCGGTAATGCATTGATTGCGGGTAACTTAACAGTAGATGGTAATATCACATACATCAATGCTAATAACTTAGTAGTTGAAGATCCTATTATTGAGTTGGGTGGAGGACCAAATGGTGCACCATTAACTACAAATGATGGTAAAGATCGTGGCACATTATTACATTATTATACTACACAGCCAATAGATGCGTTTATGGGTTGGGACAATAGTAGCAATGAGTTCGCTTTTGGATCAAACGTAACAGTCACAAGTGATGTAGTTACATTTAATACATTAGGTAATATTAAAGCAGGTAATGCCAACTTAGGCAACGCAGTAACATCTAACTACTTCATTGGTAGTGGTAATAACTTAAGCAATATACAGGGAGCTAATGTAACTGGTAATGTAACCAGTGCAATCACATCTAACTTTGCAAACTACGCAGGTAATGTAACTAACTCAGCACAACCAAATATTACAAGTGTCGGTACACTATCTAACTTATCTGTATCAGGTAATATTACATCAGGTAACGCCAACTTAGGTAACTTAGTTATCGCTAATTTCTTCAGTGGTGATGGATCATTATTAAGCAATATTAATGGTGCAAATGTCAGTAATGTGGCTATAGCTAACTTTGCCGCATATGCGGGTAATGTTACAAATGCGGCTCAACCAAATATCACTAGTGTTGGTACATTAGTAAGTTTAAGTGTAAGTGGAAATATTACAACTGGCAATGCCAACTTAGGCAACGCAGTAACAGCTAACTATTTCATTGGTAGTGGTAATAACTTAAGCAATATACAGGGAGCTAATGTAACTGGTAATGTTACAAGTGCTATTACAGCTAACTACGCAAACTTTGCAGGCAATCTAATCAATGGTACTAGCAACGTTACTATTCCTACAGCAAATGGTAGCATATTGTTTGGTGTTAATGCAAATGCTAATTTAGTGAGTATTGAATCCGCAGGCACTTTAATAAACACATATCCAATGTTAAGTCAAAACAATGGATTACGTATCAACAGCGTAGGTAGAGGTGGAAATGCGGTAGGCGCATCACGCATAGCTTGGGGTAAATCACGTGGTACAATAGCAAGCCCATTAAGTGTTCAACCAAATGACTACACAGCAGAAATATTAACGTTTGGTCATAATGGTGCGGCATCACAAACAAACAGTGTTGGTGTTATTCGTGCTGTTGTTGATAGTTCATATACAGCAAATGGTGCTAACATACCACTTGGTTGGCAGTTTTTAGTCAATGATACTAATGGCGGCACCAACAATGAAAACAAAACACAAAACTTTTATGCTAATGGTAATGTAAGTTTTGCTAATGCTATATTTGGTAATAGTTTAAGTGTGTCTGGTAATGTAACTGGTGCTAATATTATAGGTAATGTAGCTATTGCTAACTTTGCCAACTACGCAGGTAATGTAACTGTATCAGCACAACCAAATATCACAAGTACTGGTAATCTTATTAGTTTGAATATTAACAATGGTAATATTGTGTTGCCAACAACACAAATACAACCTAATGGTATTGTTGTAGGATCTACAGCAAATCTATTGTTACAGCCAAATAGTTTGAGTGTTATAACTGATTATGGTAATGGTCAAGGTGATGGCAACTTAGCACTTACGAAATCAACAAGTTTTGTAAAAGCAAGAGGCGATAGTGCAACACCAACAGCGGCAAGCACTGGTGATATCATTGATAGAGAAAACCATTATAGTTATAATGGAACAAGCAATGTGTTACATACCGTAGTTCGCACAACTGTAGGTAACACTAACGCTAATGCAAACGCAATATACGGTGGTGGCACATTCCGTGTTGATACTGGTAATCCATTCGGCGACACTGGCAATGCTAACGCGGTATCTGGAATAAACTCATTTACTATGGATCAATATGGTCGTCTAGTTATGACTCAAGGTACAGCACCGACAGGTGTTACTAATGGTATTATTGTAATGAACGTTTATGGTGGAAGTCCAGGTCCCAATGTAGCTACTAGTCCTGGTATTGTGTTTAACAGATATCGTGGTAATAGAGATAGTAACCTAAGTTTGCAGGGCGGTGACCAAACAGGTCGTATTATCTTTATTGGTGCTAATAACACTAACACTACTTTTAATACAAGAGTAGCGCAAATGGCTGGTGTAGTAGATAGTAGCTATGTCGCTAATACAGCTAATATACCACAGGGATTAGCATTTACTGTATGTGATAATACAAACAGTTACACACATAACTTTTATGCAAATAGCAATGTTGTTTTTGCTACGTCATCTACTGTTACTGCTAACGGTGGATTTAGTACAACAGGTAATATTAATGCAGGCAATATAAGTACAGGCAATGTAAGCGTCACTGGCAACGTAAATGCAACATATGTTGTAGCAACGCAAGATATTACTGCTAATGGTGCAGTAGTGGGTAATACTTATATAGGAACATTAGGTAATGTTTCAATATGGGATAATTTAAGTGGTCAAGGTGCTTTTGCTCGTTTCTATGGCAATATGCAGATTGGTAACAGTGTTACATCAAGTAAGTTAGAGATTTATGGTAATAAATCAACAACATCTGGTTTAACAATACGTGACGGACAATATAGAGTTATCAGCGATAACGTAAATCCATTTACAGGGTTTAGTCCATTAAGCTTTGGCGCTTGGAACAACGCTAACGCTACTATTCCAAGTAATAGATTTTTTAGAGCAAGAGGAACAGAAGCCAACTCACAACCAGTAGTAACAAATGACCAAATAATGACTACAAGTTATGGTGTTTATGCTGATAGTGGCAACACCTATTTGGACACATTCAATGAGTATGTTTATGTAACTGGTAACGATGGTGCGGGTAACGTTACTGCTAACTACCAGATAAGAGCATTTAATACAGGTAGTGCTATTGAACTTAAGGCAAGCAATGTTACTAGTAATGCAAATATTTCTACTAGTGCTAATCTAGTAGCTGATAAAATATTTTCAAATTCATACATACAGGCAAACTCATATGTACAAGCAGTTAATCTTAACGCTAACGCTAATTTAACTGTTGGTAATGGAGCAGTTAGTTCTATTGTATATCTAACTGGTAATAAAACTACAAGCAGTTTTGTAAGTTTAAATGATACTCAATTTAAAGTTACAATGGATGGTGTTAATCCAACTACTGGATTCAGTCCATTCTTTTTCAGTGTTTTTGATAGCGCATATACACAAGTACCGCCAAGCTATATGTACAGAGCAAGAGGTTCTGTTGCTAGCCCATCGGCAGTGGCAAGTGGTGATGAAGTTTTTAACACTAGTTATTTGGTATATGCTGATAGTGGAAACACATACTCTCAGGTATTCAATCAAAAGGTTGTAATAACAGGCAATGATGGTGTTGGTAATGTAACTGGCAATATGAACTTTACTACATTCAATACTGGTAGTAATATTAACTTATCAGCAAGTAACACTTATGCTAACATCTTTACAGCAAGCTACTTAAAGGGCGATGGATCTAACATTAGCAACATTGCTGGTGCTAATATAACTGGTCAAGTAGCAAATGCGTTAGTAGCAGGCACGGTTTATACAAATGCACAGCCAAACATTACAAGTGTTGGAACACTATCAAGTTTAAGTGTATCTGGTAACATTACATCTGGTAATATTGCAGGCGGTAACTTAGTAAGTGCAAACTACTTGAGTGGTAACTTAGTTGGTAATACAAATATTGCTAACTTACAACTTGTTAAGTTTCAAGAAACCGTTGTATCTGGTGGCACTGTATCTGGAACATTGACACCAAATAGTAGTGCAGGAACAATCTACACTTATACATTAAATGGTAACATTACACTCAATAGTTTGGGTAATGCAGTTTCCGGCACAAGTATGACAATCGTTTTAACACAAGATGGTACTGGCAACAGGATATTAAGTTCCACTATGAAGTTTGCTGGTGGATTAAAAACATTAAGCACAAACGCAAGTGCAACGGATATTATAAGTGTGTTCTATGATGGTTCAACTTATTATGCGACATTGAGTAGAGGATATGCGTAATGTTTAGTGCAATTGATGGTTTTCGTTATCTTGGATCTCCTGCATATGTAGCTATCTACACTAGTGGTGATGATCCAGGTGTACTAAGTTTCTATATGAACACTAATGGTAATGGATATATCGGTGGAACTAGTTCTGCTGTAGCTCCTGTAGTTACTACTGATTTTACTGGATATATTACAAAATCCAGATCATTAGAAACAGATCCTCAACAGGTTCGTTTTATTCAACCTGATAGCACCGGTAACGTTTATGTAGGTGGTTTATTTAATATTAGCAATAACGATGCTTATCTTGTAAAGTTAGATAGTAACTTAGATATAGTTTGGCAAAAAACTTTAGTAGGACCTAATATTAGTCCAGGAAATAGTGATGTGGTTCGTAGTGGAGTTATTGATAGTTCGGATAATATCATTATTAATGGCTACGTAGATACTCCTGGCGGCAATGTAGGTAAACCATTCTTATCAAAATATAATAGTTCCGGTACATTAATATTTTCTAAAACATTTAGTAATGTATCTCAAATGATTGATATTGCTGTAGATAGTACAAGTAACATTTATACTTTAGGTGTTCAACAACCTACAGGTAACGTAGATGGTATTGTATTAGAAAAACTATATTCTAATGGTGATTTTATTTGGAGAAGAGAGTTTATAGGAACTACTGATGTTACCAATAGTAGCGAAATGGCTATTGATGGTGGAGGTAACATATATATTAGTATTGATACTTCTTTCACTGGTGAAACAGCTTTCACAATGCTTGATAGTAGTGGGGCACAACAATGGACAAAACAACTTAGACAAGCAAGTAATACTCTTAACATTTTAAGCTTTTCTTCATTAACGTGTGATGGTAGTAATGTGTATGGACTTACTACGATAGGCAGTTCTTCCAATAATGTTATCTTTTTAAAATATGATAATACAGGAAATAAAGTTTGGGAAAGAAATATATCTACCACAAGCGGTAATCTTGGTTATGGAAGCTCAAGCTATGCAAGTGCATTTCCTTCAACCAGTGGATATGTAGCAACAGCTGGACCTGTTCAAGGAACACAATCAATGTGTGTTATTAAAATACCTGCAGATGGTAGTGAAACTGGAGTATATGGCAACATCACGTATGCTAATAGTTCATTAACAACTACAGGAACAGTATCAGTTACATTTGCACCACTAGGCGATAATACAAGTAACATTACGCTAACTGAAACAACACCAACCTGGACGAGTAATGCCTACGCATTTACATATAATATTACGGCCTTATAATTATGGAATTCATACTCAAAACAAAATGCTTGAGCGCATTGAGCAGAAGCTAAATAGTATACAGAAATGATAGGAACAGAATATGGGAAGACGATTAGGCGATTGTGGCACATTGCTGGAAAGATTATTGGAAAAGGTTATAGTAGATGAGGTAACTGATTGCTGGATCTTTACAGGCGGCAAAAACAATATTGGTTATGGGATGATACGTGATGAGAAAAAAATGCGTACAGCACATCGTGTAAGTTATGAAGAACACTATGGTAATATACCAGCACAACTGTGCGTGTTGCATACTTGTGATAATCCAATCTGTTGTAATCCTAATCACTTATGGTTGGGTACATTAAAAGATAATACGCACGATATGATGACTAAAGGGCGTGGTAAACCTTTTGGTATGCATAAGACAGGCGTTGGTGGTATGAAGGGCAAGAAAATGCCTTGCACAATATGTGTTCATTGCAATCGGTCAATAAGTAATCCTGCATACAGTAGGGCACACGGAAATAAATGTAAGCATAAACAATCAGTATAAATACAATGTAGGCAGACGAGGCCTGAATTGCATTCAAGTTATCCTACAAATCTACGCCATAGATATTTGTTCCTTTATCGTCTGTCTACATTTTCGTTCCCTTTTGCCCCCGGTTTTTAGTCATTCCGGGGGCTTTCTTTTGGGTAAATAGAACAAAAATATTTACACAAAACTCTTGATGCTAAATAGATTGTCTGTTATAATAGACACATCATTTAACAAAAGGAATAGAAATGACTAAAACATATACAGTAGCAGGACTCGCTACAGACAAAAACGGCAAAACAAAAGTACGATACGCTAACGATTTGGACAAACGACTAAAGGTCTTATTGCGTGACGGATTCACTAATATCAACTTCATTCACACACAAACACCTAAAACTAAACAAGAACTATGTTTAGAGATGTTGGGACTGATACAGTTTCAATCTGATAAAAAACTTATTGAGAATGAGTTTCGTCAGGTTAGTTTTAAAGAAATGAAACAAAATCGTAAAAAAACATTATTTACGGGCACAGCAACTCAACTGTTGGAAGCAATACAATGAGGGATCATAGTTGTGATATGACTGTAGAGGACTTTATTTTTATGTCGTTTATGCGTGGTGCTAAACTAATCAATAAACGATTACGGGACAAAAGGTTGACTGATAAACGGTATGTCGCTGATAGACGATGGATGGTTGACATTGATCCTAAGTATGAAGAAACTGCAAGGGACGATGTTGTCTGTTGGTTTCACATTACATTAGGAACTAAGCGTAGCATTAGTTTAGATGATTGGGTAAAAGATTGCGAACTGATGGGACTAGACTGGGAGATAAGACAAAGTGATGATACTCATTGGACAGTGTTTCTAATGTTAAAACGTGGTTGGTTATACAACAAACAGGTTAGAAGCTTTGAAACTATGCGCAGACAAAGTGGTATGACAGTAGAACAAGTCATTCAGGAGGCTATGTGTAGTGAACAGTAAAACGACACACGACATACTAAAATATGGACCTATGTTCCCAGACAAAGTTCGTAGTATCATTGACATTTATTTGGAAGATAGTCGTAGTGGTTACTGGCGCAGTGATTGGATCGTTATTGTTATTGAGTGTGCAGTTGATAGTAAGTATGTTGAAACGCACTTCTTTAAAATCTGGGTCTATTACGATATTAAAAACGATAAAACAGTAGTTGCGTTTGTACCACGTTATCAAGAGGATATGCCCAGTGCTAATAAATGGGTGCAGGTTAGTCAGGGAGTTATGGCGATAGATGTTACATATATGGATACTGATGAAGTTTATATGGAGTTCCACGATTTCTTTGAGGAACTAAATCAAATGTGTTTAGCAACTGAATATGCTGAAAACTTTCCTGACGATGATGACTGATTTACCCAAAAAACTATGCTTAAAGTATAGTTTTAGTTACAATAGACTAAATACATTATAGAAAGAAAAGGAACTAAAATGACTAACAAACTTATACAAAACATTATTGACTTAAACGAGCGTATTGAACACGCAATAGAGACACGTGAATGTTTCTTAATCGGCGGCGACTGGAATATGGTTGCTGCCTGGGACGAGGAACTAGATTATCTTGTTAAGTTCGCAAAGGAGCAGGGCTATGTTGACTAATATTGAAATAAAACTATTGGATAGACACTTGTGTATCTACGCACTAACGTTTGATAAGCACACATTCTACAAGGCAATAGCAGATATTTTTCCCAGCTGGAGAGGTGAAGAACTTCACGACAATGATGCTTACGAACAATACTTAGAAAATTTACTAGGTGAAAACAAAAGATAAATACTATGTCGGTTTTAGAACTCCGACATTGAACTTCTCGCAACTTACCACAAACACCGATGCCCCTTCACTGGGGCTTTCGGCTGGATAGAGTGTGGTAACTTATATCCCCGCCCTGTGCAAGACAGGTTGCCCTGCGAGAAGTAAAAGAATAATACTATTCTGGGCTATTAACTAACGGGCATAAGTGCCTTTGAAAGAATAGATATGACAGAATATGAACAATGTATGCTAATGGCATTAAAAGATATTAAATCACAACTTGGTGGTATCAATGATGGACTATACAGCATTACTAAAGAGTTAAAAGTATTAAATGAGCGTGAAGATAATATGGTTGATCCAGGTATGGTCGCATATGAAATTGAAAAGCTTAATGATACTTTGACTTTGATTAAAGAAATAGCATTGGAACGAAGTTGAAAGACAATGAACTATCAATACTAAGTGATTGGCGGTTCGTTGTAATACCCTATGGTGAAAAGGGTCCCAAGACTAAAGACTGGCAGAACAAGCCATATACATTAGAGCAGGTCCCTGACGATTGCAACGTTGGCGTCATCTTAGGCGTACAGAGTAATGGCATACTTGCTATTGACTTTGATGGACCGTGGTCGTGGGACTATTGGCTAGAAAACATCAAGATACCTTTTGAAAGTATTGACACTGTAACTTGGACAAGCAATAAGCCAGGTCGCTGTCAAATGGCGTTTCGTGTTCCTGTAGAGTTCTGGGACTATATGCCTGAGACTTTTAGAATAAAAGGACCAATAGGCGATGACAATAAGCCGCAACTACTAGAGTTTCGCTGGGGAAATATGAAGGGAGCACAAAGCGTGTTACCTCCTAGTTTACATCCAGACAACAAACTTGATAGTAACATCAACTATACCTGGTTAAGAAAGCCCAGTGATGTAGTTGTGCAAGAAATACCAATAGAACTATTACAATGGATATACGATTACAACATTGTAGATACTAGTGTTAATGTTGTGTCAGAGACAGAGTATCGTAAGAATACTCCTGACGAAGTTGCACAACTGGCAGAGGAACTTAAACGATGTTATCCAGTGTTAGATTATGATACTTGGATTCGTGTTACTTGGGCGTTCTGTCACGAACTTGGAGTAAGCGACGGTATAGCAGTAATGAAGTATCATTATCCTGAGAGTAGTAAAGGTGAGTATTACAAACTGACTAAATCAAGATATACAGGTAAGAAAGTAACAATCGCTACAATCGTTAAAATGATTCGTGATGTTGGTGGCAAACTACCTAGTAAAAAAGAAATCAGACAATCTGAATATGACAGGTTGATGAGTATTCTACAAGAGAAAAGAAAACTACAAAGAATGATTGAGGAATACAATGAGTAATATAGAACAACTATTAAAGAAGAAGAACGAGTTAGAGCAAGAGATAGTTAAGGCTCAAACTCAACTACCATTTATTGATGTGTCAGTAAAAGGTAAACCAAAGCCAACTAAAAAGAACTTTATGTTGTTAATGGACACTTATGACATAACGATTAGACACAATGAGATGACTAAAGAAGTTGAGATTACAGTGCCTGGCAAACATTTTCACAGTGATACTGAAATCAACAGTAAGTTTGCTTACATCGTTGACTTGATGAACACTAATGATTTAAGCACAAAAGACTTAGAGGGTCTTGTAACTATGATTGCGAACGAAAACAGTTATCATCCTGTACGTGATTGGATAGATAGTTTAGGTGCTTGGGATGGGGTAGATAGACTACCAGACTTCTATAAGACGATTGAGATTATAAATGAAAATGACGATAATAGTCGTAAGTTAAAAGAGATTATGATGCGTAAGTGGGTGTTAAGTGGCGTTGCGGCATTATATCATCAGGGATTTAGTCTTGAGGGTGTATTAACATTCAGTGGAGCACAGGGTCAAGGTAAGACTACTTGGGGCTATAATCTGTTTCCTAAAGAACATTGTATGAACTGGGTTAAAGACGCAGTTGTATTGGACTTTAAGAACAAAGATAGTATTATGAAAGCATTAGGCTATTGGTTAGTAGAGTTAGGTGAACTTGATGCTACGTTTAGAAAAGCAGACATTGAGAACTTAAAGGGCTTTATCACAGAAAAGCACGATGTTATTCGTCCTCCATACGAACGTAAAGCAAACAAGTATGCTCGCAGAACATTTATGTATGCTACAGTAAATGGACTAGAGTTCTTAAATGATGAAGAAAATAGACGCTTTTGGGTGTTACACATCAATAAGATTAATCAAGTTAAGTTTGATGTGGGACAGTTTTGGATGCAGATTAAGCACGAATATATGTTATTGAAAGATAAGATTACTACTCCAGAAGATAGAGTAGTGAACAATGAGTATGGTTGGTTCTTGAGTAGTGACGAGCGCAAACTATTGAACAAACAACAACAGATACACAAAGTAACTGATCCTATCGTTCAGAAACTTGAAGTTAGGATAATGCCTAAAGACAAGATGAATATGAATGAAGCAGAGAAACTGAATGCAACACAGATATTAGAACGAATCGGGTTATTGAATGTAACTGGATGGCAAGCACGAAAAGCTGGCACTTGGTTACGAGAGCAGGGCTTTGAACAACAGACAAGTAACAAGTTTTATGTGGTCCAAATCGTTGAAAATATGGAATATACTGATAATGGAACTACAGGTAAAGTATTGCCTTGGAACAGACTTAAGACTGGTGCTAGTTTTAACCAGTTTAAGTGATTTTATGCGATGAATAGATGATTTTTATTTGGGACAAAAGTACCCTGTAGGGGTCTAGAACACACAAATCATCTATTCATCTATCTCATCTCATTATTTAATAAAATAAAATAAAATAAAATAATATATTATATAGTGTTCTCGCTTTTTATGCGTATGAGATGAGGGGATGAGATGAAATATTTTATAGTAGAAAACGATAGGTAAATAGATTTATGAAACAAACACAATATAATAGATATCACAGATATGATAGTAATGGTAACAAATACATCAAACGTTTTGAACTGGGAGTTGAACCAGTTGATATTGCAGATGAGGGATATACTTGTTGGGTAAAGGGCACTGGACCACACAGCCCTGAAGCATATCAAAAAGTCAGTGAAGGTATACGCAAGGCTTGTAAAGGCGTACCAAAGAGTAACGAACAGAAACAAAAAATGCGTGATGCAAAGTTAGGTGTTCCTAAGAGTGAACAACATAAAATAAATATGAGGAAAAGTTTTGAACGAAAGCGCCTACAAAATGAAATCAACAGTGCAGGATCTACACAGACAATACAATCAGTATAACGATACAATCAAACTGTATCTAATACATCAGTTTGATCCTAAGATAAAGACTTGGAAGTTTACTGGTTATCAATGCATACACTGTGGAAGTAATATGAAGTACGCAAGTAGCATAGAGAAGCATCCTCAACTGTGCAAAGAGTTAAACAAAGTGTTGACCAGAGTGAAAGAGGATCCAGAGATTACATTGACTAAGGATAGAACACTTTGGTCTCCACTCTACGAACAGTATAGTAAATAGTATATTGATTTCTTTCAATATTTTTCTTAGTAATGCTGATGCATTTTACAAAATACTAAATACATCATATTACCGAGAGAAACAATGGCTCAAATAAAAAACCCACTAGACGAAGTTCGCATACCATTTCAAAAGATGACGTTCACACCGGACGTTCCTTCTACCGCCTTACAGCCTAACGAATACAATGATGGACAGAATGTTGAGACTGATGTTCGTGGTATACGCAGTATGGCTGGCGACCAGCAAATATTAGATGCATTACCCGCAGGTAGTGGCGCCCCTACATTTGTTACTGGAGGCTTTAGACAGGATGGTGAGTTCTGGTTCGTTGTTGCCACCGTGGCACAAGTTGGACAACCTGGACAATACTTTGCTTGGGATCCTACAGCACAAGCCTGGGAAGACATTACTCCCACAGACGCTACATTTGACAGTACTGGTTATGGTCAAGCAACAAACATTACAGAAGCGTGGAATGGAACTGTTCTCTTTTTGAATGACGAACACAATCCTCCATTCTTCTGGCCCGATCAGCCCGGTGCTGTATTAGTAAGTTATAGTAATCAGGTTCCATTAGATGTGTCAAACATTGCACCAGCGTCAGCAACCGAAAAACTAGTGACATTTACAGATGTTCAGGCTGTTGCACCATTTGCGTTGGGAAGTTATGTATCATTGACTGAGGTTGTTCCACGCTACTACAATGGCACTTGGTTAGTCACAGCCTGCACTACAACTGATGTAACGATTGTTTGTAATGTTACAGACGCTTATAGTGCGGGTGGTAAAGTTGCACCAGCATACAGTTGGAACTATAACGCAAACTGGAGTCAGGTTTACGCAAAGTTTATGAGACTATACAACACACCTAATGTGGGTAGTATATTAGTTGCAGGAAACTTAACAGCAACGACCATACCAGAGTTAGGCAGCACAACAGAATTATATCCCGTGACTGTGCAATGGAGTCAAGCGTTTGGTCTTAATCAAGCACCGACAACTTGGACCCCTACAGTTACAAACATTGCCAACCAACTTGAAGTTCCATTGCGTGGTCCCGCATTAGATGCATTCCCTTGCAATGGTCAGTTCTTCTTGTGCAGTTATTGGGACACAGTTGTATTCAGTCCTATTAACTATTCAACAACTTCAGCGCCAATCCTAGGCGTACGTCAGTTCAATCAAGGTCGTGGATTACTATCAAGCAACTGTTGGGCTAATACCGACAAGTTAGTGTATGGTATTGATGCTAGAGATGTATGGGTCTTTGATGGTCAAGACTTTCAGGGCTTAGGTAATCAACGTGTAAAGAACTGGTTGTTTGACCAACTTGATCCTGTGAACTATGGTCGTGTGTTTATGGAAGTGAATAGTCAACGCAGTCAGGTTGAAATATATTATCCTGATATGGATGCAATAGATGGAGTTCCAAACAAGATGCTGAGTTATCGTTATGACTTAGACTGTTGGAATAGTCCCAGAGATGTATCTAGTGCGACATTTAGTTGTGAAGCACCTATCTATGACTATGGCGCAACTTGGGAGCCATTACTAAGTAGCAGAACAGTTGTCTACGCTCAAGGCATTGCTGAGAGTAGTCTAATACAAAAGGATCAGGGCTATGAGTTTATCAATGGCGATCCAATACCAAGTCGCTTCCGTCGTGATAACATTAAACTATTAAAAGATTACAGTGGCAAACTTATGGTTCATCGTATATTGCCAGAGACTGTGAACATAGGTGCGATACACAATGACAACAATGAGATACCAATCTATCCTAGCCCCGGCAACATTACAGTAACGATTGAGGGTGCTAACAGCGTAGGATCTAGTCCAACACAGATTACACCGGTAACTATTCCCATAGATGCTGATGGCTCTGCAAATAAGAATCCTTGGGCACAGATTAATCAGAATGCATTTCGTGTCAACACATTGGAACTAAGCAATACTAGCAACACAGACATTTGGATGTGTAGTGCAACGACCTGGCAAGTTACACAGGTTGAGGACGATAGATAATGGCACAGTTTCCTATTGAGATTGATGACAGTCAGGCGATCAATGAAGCAATCAACTATTTGCTCAGTGGCCCCGCAGGCTTAGGACAAAACTTTCAAGGCTTCAGTGCTTATCTTCCGTCATACATTAGACCCAGCAGTAAACAACCCTGGAGTTTAGATATTGCATCTACATTGAATCCCAGTTTTTACTTAAACATACCTATCAATGATGTTCAACCTGTCGGTGGAGCAACAAGTCAGTTTGTAAAGTTTGTGTTTACCTCAGCGCAGCCTACAGCACCATTTCAATATGGTGATAGTTTAGAAACAGAAAACATTGTAGCAGGTGGAGTTGATCCTAACTTTTACAATGATAGTTGGACAGTATATAGTTCCACTACAACTGATGTAACAGTTGTAACTGATATCTCATACACTTGGCCTGCTTATGTAAGTGGTGGAGATGTGGGTCGTAACTTTATGAACTATCGTCAAGACACAGACTGTAACGCTAGGGTAACTGTTGCGGGACCTACAGACCAAGTGTTCGTATCAGCACAACTAGATTTAAGTTGGGAATACGATTGCACAACTGGAACTGATTACAGTGTTGTAGTAAGCATTACAAGATTGCGTGGCTTTCCAGATCCAACACCGGGCAACAATGATTATCTATTTGCTGATACAGTTGTGGTTAGCGAAAAAACATTTTATAAAACAGTAACACCAGGAACTGGCACACAAGAACTAGAAGCAATCTTTACAACTGTGTTAGATGGTCCTAATCTAGACTTTGGTTACTACTGGTATATTTTAACAGTAGAGTTTGTAGCACCTATTATTGATGTAACGATTGGCAAAGCAACAACAAGATTGCGTAGTCTTACAGCACAGTCTATCAAACAGTAAATATAAGAACAAGGTAAAACGATGAAACATAAATATCAACCGATCTCACCACAACAACTTGCTCAGTTCGGGCGTGATGGTGATAGTATTGTGGCACACATTAATCCAGAAGAAGTAGAGATGCTAAAGCGTATGGGTGGTAGAGATACAATCAATCCACAGACTGGACTAAGAGAGTTTGCCTTTGGTGGAGATTGGTGGAATGTTAACCAAGACTATGGTAGTGGCTTTGATGACTATTACGATCCTTACGATCCGGGCGGCGGAGGATATGATCCATCTCCAGATCCGGGACCAGGACCAATAGACCCAGGCCCAGGACCAGATCCGGGACCAGGCCCAGGACCAGATCCGATATATACAGAACCAGTATATACAGAACCAGTATATACAGAACCAGTATATACAGAACCAGTATATACAGAACCAGTATATACAGAACCAGTATATACAGAACCAGTATATACAGAACCAGTAT